TTGTTCAGAAGTCATGGTAAGTTGGTTCCAGATGTGCATCCAGTCACCATATTGACGGTCAATTCTTTGACCACCAATTTCAACTTCAACTTGAGCGACAAGTTGTTCACCAGGGAAATCTAACCAACGGGCATAGACACCTTGGCCTTGTCCAAGGACAAAGGCACCAAGTCCCATAAGTTGGTTAATTTCAGGTAAAGTGACTTGAAGATAAGTTCTGTAAGCCAAATCACCGTTTCTACTGATGATACATTGGACACGACGACCGAAATCGGCTTGACCGTTGAAAGTTTGTTCAATTGATTCAATTGCAAAGTTGGTGTATCTACGGTATGTTACTTTCCAAAAAGTAATTTGAGGGTTTCCAGTTAGGTAAACGTCTTGTGCGCCATAGGCGACTAGTTGCATAAGTCCTCCTCCCATTTTATACAATTGCTAAAGAAAAAAATTTTAGAAATTTTAATTTAATTTAATTTTAATTATTTAATTATTTAATTATTTCATTGAACAATTAAATAATTAAATATTACAATGTAATGTTATTTATCTGTCACTTTATTTAACTCCAAATTGTTCTTCATAAATTTTAATAAATAAGAATCTTCTATAATTTCTTTTTTGTTCTCGTGTTTTTTAGTAAAAATATAGGATGTATCCTTTTTCTTTATGCTCCACCCTTCGTCTAATGCGTTATAAATTAGTTTCATTTTTTGAAACATTATGGGGGTTATTGTTATTTTATTAGTTTCTAAATAATCTTCTAGATTTATTGTTAAATCCATTAAATATTTTTAAGAAAAATTTAAATTTGTTTAAACTTGTATATTTGATTTTATTTTAGATTTTTGGTATATTAATATATTTATGTTAATTTTAAATTAAATAAATTTTATGTTTTAATTTAAAGCAATATTTATTTAATTTGAATGACATCTTTTAAGCCAAAAACAATTAAAAAAATCAAATTTAATAAAAAAAATGCAATAACATTAGATAACAAACATAAAGAATTTATGAATGAGTTTGCTAAGGATGAAAATAATAGAATTCCTGAATTACAAAATGAAAAAAGTAAAATTAAAGAGCAACTGGTAAATACAAAAGAAATGAATATTGAATTGAAACTGGAATTAAAAGATAAATTGAATGAAATAAATGTAAAAATAAAAGAACTTAAAAATAAAAAAAAGGAATATTTTCTAGATAATTCTAAATATATTTTTGAATATTTTGAAAACAAAAAAAATATTTCCAACGAAGAATCTAATATCGTAAATACACCACAAAATAACAGCAAAACTAGAATACTAAATAGTTTTTTTAAAATTAAAGATACCGTTCACGAAGAAAATAAACAAGAAATGGGTAAAAATATTGTTCAAAAATATCTTTCAAATATTGATGATATGTTTTTAGATATTAATGCGTATGTTTACCCAACTGATATTTGTAAATTTTGTTTTAAAGGTGAATTAATACCATTAGAGGATGAAGGTGTTCTTATGTGCAACGATTGTTTTAGATATGTTCCATATTTAATAGAAAACGAAAAACCATCTTATAAAGAACCACCTAAAGAAGTATGTTTTTATGCTTATAAAAGAATTAATCATTTTAAAGAAATATTGGCACAATTTCAAGGTAAAGAAACTACACAAATACCACACGATGTCATTGAAAATATTAAATTACAAATTAAAAAGGAGAGATTTGAACTAAGTGAAATTACAAATATTAAAACCAAAGAAATTTTAAAAAAATTGGGCTATAATAAATACTACGAACACATACCATTTATTAAAGATAAATTAGGTATTAAACCACCAATCATGTCTAGCGATTTAGAAGAAACATTGTGTAATTTATTTATTGAATTGCAATCACCTTATTCAAAATTTTGTCCAGATGACAGGGTTAATTTTTTAAATTATTATTATACAGCTTATAAACTTTGTGAATTATTAGGAGAAACACAATATTTAGAACATTTTCCAATGTTAAAAGACAAGGAAAAGCGAATTGAACAAGATAATATTTGGAAGAAAATATGTGCTGAGTTGAATTGGGAGTTTATACCAACCATCTAATTCCACCTTTAGAAAAGGTGGAGCCAAATAGTTTGGTTTAACGTTTTTGAAAGGTTAATTTGCTCTACTTTTTGAAAAGTAGATAGGTTGAGCCAAACTTTCAACCAATTTGTTTGTTTCATTTTTAACTGAATAATCTAGTAAGTTGTCACTTGGTAAAATTTACTGGTGTAAAACCTGGAATACCCTGAGGACCAGCTGGACCAACAGAACCAGCAGGACCAACAGGGCCAGCGGGGCCAGCGGGGCCAGAAGGACCAACAGAACCAGCAGGGCCAGGAGGACCAGCAGGACCAGGAGGACCAGACCCAGGGGCTACTAACACATACTTTACTGTATTACTTTGATTTGATTGTCCAAGACTAAATAAAGGGTGTGAAGCTAGTATTTGGTTGTTATTATAAAAAACTATATTATAGGTTTTTATTCTATCCCAGCAACAATCTATTCTATTTGAAATTTGAACAGAACCAACATTTACAGCTGGATTTAATGTAATAGTTAGAGTGTCCATTGGGGTAGTGCTATGGATTATTGTATTTTGATTATCATATGCGCTTGAATAAGGTGCATGTGGATGCTCTCCGTTAGCTAAAGTTATTTTATTATTACCAATCCAATATTGAACAATATTATTATTTTTATCTAAAATCGTTATCTCAGCAAGATTTATCCATGCATCTTCTCCTCCTGTATTAGAACGACCATATACTATTTGTATAGAAGTAATTGGTTTATTCTCTGACATGATAATATCTTCAATATATGTAGGACTTACAATACCTTCTCTGTTTGTATTAAAAAATTTATAAAGAATAATAAAAAATAGAATTATTAAAATTATTAAAATTAGCAATAAAAATAATAGTAGATTTTTATTTTTTGTTCCAAAAATTTTTGTTAAATATGCTAAATTAATGTTTTTTAATTTCATCATCATCGATCAATATATATATTTTTATTATATTATTATTTTTATACACATTCGTTCAAATTTTTTTCAATGTTAGAGATTTGGCTCTCAACCTTTCCCAAAGGCTGAATAAGGAAATAGTTTCAAAAGATTGGTATTGTAAATAGAAAAATTAGGGTCAGGACAATTTCCACCAAAATTTCCACCTTTCAAAGAATGTTTCTTTTTGTAGTTTTTTTGGCTGATTCTTCTTTTGGATGTTTTAATTCTTTTATTTGAACGTGTATTTCTACTTCTACTTTTACGCATAATTAATTAATTATAATATTACATGATAAAATTATAATTATTTCCAAAAGGTTGAAAATTTGGCTCAACCTAACAACTTTTCAAAAAAGTTGTGCAAAACAATTTGGCTCAATCTTTCCCAAAGGTTGATACTTAAAATCCACCAGGGAATCTTACCAGGTTAGCACCAATACCGAATCCAGCACCTGATCTTGCACTTACACCCATACTAGGAATATAAGTATCAAGGATACTAAAAGTAGCAGCAGCAGTTAAAGCAATTAGGATGATTTCCTCAATATTTAAAGAACGTTTTGGTATGGCAAAAGCAGCAATAGCTACCATTAAACCTTCTACTAAATACTTAATGATTCTTTTGATCAATTCGCCGACGTTTATCAAACCAGTCATTATATTAAATAAAAAGAAAAAAATATAATATTGTAATATAAAAACTTAAAGTTTGCTAAATATTATAAATTAAATGGCTGGTAAAACTTCCAAGGGAAAAAATAAAGATTCTGTAGGTATAAATACAACAAATGCAAAAAGTGGTTTTGAGCGAAAACTAGACAATCAAAACAATACCAACAGTAAATATGTAGACCTTTTAGAAGAAGATAAACCTATCGCAGGACAAAAGTTTGCATGCATCTCGTTTGTTTCACCTGAAAAAATAATCAAACAAAAGGAGATATTTTATTTTGAAGAATTCCTAAAGAAATGGGATATTAATAAATCAATGGAAAAATTTGTTCAATTTTTAAATTTTATTTCATACAAATATCATCTATCGTTTGACGACATTTCAAATGATTTTAAAGAATTCGTAAAAGAAGAAAAAGATGAACTTGCTAAATCATGTATGGAGGACGATTACAAGACTTTTTTGGATAACAATGAAGAGGAATTAGATAAATTATTTGGTATGAATCATAATTTTCAAACAAGCACAAGAGGAATTAAGATAAGAGGCGTGTATCCATCAATGGAAGAAGCAGAAATAAGATGTAAATTGTTGAGAGAAATTGACCCAAATCATGATGTATTTGTTGGTCCAGTCGGCTTATGGATGCCATGGGATCCGGAAGCTTATAAAACAGGTCGCGTTGAATATATGGAAGAAGAATTAAATCAATTAATGCATGAAAAACAAAAGAACGAAGCAAAC